TATTCAAATTCAGGACTTTAGAACTGGTGAGTCATACCTTGGCATCATTGAAGAAATGGATTTTAGAAACAACACACCATCAGATAAGCGATTCTCCGGCTATGGTGGAACGCTCTTAGTAACCATTAGGACGGTCTAATGCAAGCACAAGACTACGCAACAGTAGCTGTTGCAGTACTGACAATCATCGGTGGCTTTATTGGCGCTGTTAAGTGGTTAGTTAAACACTACCTCAATGAACTCAAGCCCAATGGTGGTTCATCAATTAAAGATTCAATATCAAGATTAGAAGAACGCATAGATGACCTGTACCGATTGATTGCAGAGAAATGAGTAACGATGAAACCTGTTGCCAAGAAAGCCACGCCTGCCGCTATTGCTGTCCTTCGTCAAGCCACAGCGATCAAGCCTTCCCGCAAGAAAGCCTCGGATGGTTTACTACCATCAGCAGCTCACATCAATCAGAATCCTAATAGCGACCACAACACAGGCTACGCAGTAGACCTAACACACGATCCTGTTAATGGAATTGACTGCGTTGATATCTTTGAGAAGCTAAAAGAAGACAAGAGAGTTAAGTACCTGATATTCCAGGGCAAGATCTGGTCTAAGGAAAAGGCTAAGCAAGGTAATAGAATTTATACCGGTAGCAACAAGCACAACAAACATTTACATATTTCAATCAATGATGGTATGGGCAATGATACAAGCCCTTGGTTCTGGTGGATGAATCAACCAAAGATCATCAATCAGATTAAAGCCAGAACAATCCCTGTGCCTACTAAGAAGTTGGCTAAGGAAGAAGTTTGTACCTGTTGCAAAGTGCACGGTGCAAAAGCCTAATCCCCATAGGAGGAAACTATGAACACAGAAACAATGAAAGCAATCGCACTTACATACTTGCGTGCAGGAGTGGCATCAGTGCTGGCCCTGTTCCTTGCAGGTGTGACAGATCCAAAGGCTCTGCTTATGGCAGGAGTCGCAGCAGTTGCAGGTCCATTGCTAAAGGCAATTGACCCAAATGCTACAGAATTTGGTCGCGGTTCTAAGTAACCGATAGCGCGAGGCAAACTAAGAGGCTCACCCCGAAAGGGGTGGGCTTCTTTTTTTATGCCATTTTGTAAAGTTCTCCACAGTTATGACATTTAATATCTGAGGCGCGTTGTCCATACCTAATTCCGCCTAGCCAAAGTTCTAAATTTTCAAAACTATTATCATCACGAATGCCATTGATATGATGTACTGATTCATACTTCTCTAAATATCTATTAAGTTTATTTTCCATAATAAATCTATGTTCTGGAATCCATTTGTCTTTTACTTTAACCCAAGCGTACCCATCTTTTTTAGATACTTTTCTTGTATCAGATGTATAGTTCCAATTCTCTGGTTTGCCTGATGATCCACCTGATTCCTTAGCCACATCTAATCTACATTTATCACAGTATTTTTTTGGAGAAGGGTGTCCATTTTTTCTTATCTTTAACGTAATAGAATCCTGACACCTTATACAAGTACCAACCATATTTACCACAGCCTCTCCAACGGTTTAATAAGGTCTATTCTACCCTATCTGGATTGTCTACTGGGCACGGCACGCAGACCAAATTGCCACAACTGACACAAGTGGCATCTAAAAAGTACCAAACTAATTCATAATTTTCAAAGCTACACATAACATTGAAGACCTGACAGCCACAAGAGCAAGTATGAATTGCACCAAGAGCGCGAAGATCTGAACCAAAGGGCTCAGGAAGGGTATTCCTGCGCCATCTAAACGATGGCAGGGTTGGTAGACGGAACCGCAGGGTTACTGTACGGTTGGTACCGCTGCGCCCTTTGAGGGCGCCCGTCTGTTTAATTCGCCTCACGGCTCATATTGTAGTGACTAGTAGGTGTCGCTACGCGACGACACGCCGATGACTGGTATGCTCTCCAGTATGACAACAATCGCGGCACTTGAAGGTATTGATTACGCTGTTCTAGTAGCTGACTCACAGATTACCGAGGACAACCTAGTAACCTTAGCAACGAGTACGCCAAAGATTATTGAAGTGGGTAAGTATCTCATCGGTATCTCAGGTGATACTAGACCTGGTGACATCCTTGCCTACAATTGGAAGCCACCGCTCTATCGTGGTGAAGACCCAGCACAATTTATGGGTCGCAAGATTATCCCAAGTATTCTCACAGCATTTAATGACAACAACTACGACTACAACAAGGTGGACAAAGATGGTGGCTTCGATTATCTCATTGCTTTTAACGGCAATATCTTTCGTATTGCTTGTGATCTCTCTTTTTTCCAAGCAAATCACGGAGCGTACGGTATTGGTAGTGGGGGGCAGCTTGCTCTTGGCTACCTGTATTCAATTTGCAAACGTGATATGGAGTTAGACTACGCAAAGCGACACGCCCGTAAAGCTGTTGAGATTGCGTCGGTCCTTGATGCCAACACTGGTAAGCCTCTACAATTGGTGGTGCAGGAGAGGATGTAGCTATGGATATTAAAACAATAGCAATGACAGATGAATACGCTGCTCATTACTTTTACGAGATGGGTTGGAAGGCTTGTAGATTAGCCTACAAATTACACGAAGAGGCTAACGATGACAGTAACTGACCCAAAGGAACTATTACTGACTGCACTCCTTGCAGGAGATGCTAAGCGTTCACGATCTACACAAGTACAGATTGGTCCATCAGAGGTAGGTGGCTGTCGCCGTAAGGTGTGGTACCGACTGAACGATCAACCTGAAACTAATGACAATGAACTAAAACTTGCTGCGATAATGGGTACTGCTATCCACGCAGAGATTGAACGAGCACTAGCAGATAATCCAGATGTGCTGATTGAAACCGAAGTTGAATACAACGGAATGAAAGCACACATTGACTGTTTTGTACCTAGTACTGGTGATGTGATTGACTGGAAGACAAGCAAGGTCCGGAACCTTTCTTACTTTCCAAGCAATCAGCAACGGTGGCAGGTGCAGCTATACGGCTACCTCCTAGCTAAGAACGGCTATGCGGTCAACCGAGTGTCACTGGTAGCAATTGCCAGGGACGGGGACGAAAGAGATGTCAAGGTTCACACCGAAGACTATGATGAGTCCATTGCACTAGAAGCACTCGGTTGGCTAGCGGCTGTTAAGGAAGCTGCAGAGGCACCAGCACCAGAAAAAGATGCAAGCTATTGTCAGTTCTACTGCAAGTATTATGACGCAAGTGGGCAGATGGGATGCGTTGGTCTAAAAAAAGAACGTACACCAGTCAATGAAGTAATCATTGCTGATGAAGATATTGACAAGAACGCACTGTTGTACTTACAGTTAGCAGTGCAGATTAAAGAGTTAGAAAAAGAACAAGATTCTTTGAAGGCATCCTTTGAAGGAGTAATGGGTACTACTAATTCAGGTATAGAACTAAGTTGGACAACTGTTAAAGGGCGCGAGTCAGTTGACAGTGACGAGGTAGAAAAACTATTAGGGTTTGTCCCTAAGAAGGTAGGAGCTGAGAGTCAGCGACTAACCGTAAAGCAAAGTGGAGGCAAGTAAATGGCTACAGAAGGAACAAAGTTCCAAATCAATTACAAGTTAAATGATGGAACGCTCATCAATCTTTACGCAGCAACTGCAACAGAGTTAGAAGCAGGTCTTGCAGATCTTGCAATGAACGCTGCAAACATCCGTGCAACCGGAGCAGAACTATCAGGTGGTGCGCCAGCACCAACAGTTGCAGCTGTAGCACAGTCTTTCAATGCAACACCAGTAGCAGCCACAGCACCAGCAGGTGGCGGTAATACTTGTCGTCACGGTGCAATGGCACTACGTTCAGGTGTAGGACAAAAGGGTCCGTGGTCAGGTTATATGTGTGCAGCACCCAAGGGTGCGCCAGATAAGTGCGACACTATCTGGGTTCGATAGCAAGTGCGGGAGCCAAGTCAATACGAAGCTCCTAGTTGTGCAACAATCGGTGGTGACTTCTGGTTTCCTGATAAAGAACAGGAATCAGTAAGTCTTGCCGAGGCCCAGTATGCAAAATCAATTTGTATGCGTTGCCCCCACCGCAAAGAATGTGCTGAGTGGGGAATACGCAAAGAGAACTTTGGTATATGGGGTGGACTCTCTCCAAGAGAACGCTTCCGTATTCGCCAACAACGAGGCATTAGATTAAATCAGGAGGACGGCGTTGCTTAATCTTTCCCGCGCTTGGAGTGGAGTGCTTACCAAAGCAACACCACTACCTGATGTGTGGGATGGATTAAAGGCAGAAGGTATTAAGTTTCGCAGAGGCCAGGTATGTATGGTAGCTGCAGCACCTAATGCTGGTAAGTCTATGTTCGCTCTGATCTATGCAATCAAAGCCAAGGTTCCTACACTTTTCTTCTCCGCAGATACTGATACCGCTACTGTAATGATGAGGTCTGTATCGCATTTATCTGGTCACTCACAAGTGACAGTTGAGGCAAACCTTTCAGACAATAGCCAGTACTACAATGCACACTTAGATAAAGTTTCACACATCAAGTGGGTCTTTGATTCATCTCCAAACATTGACGATTTGGAGTTGGAGATAAGGGCCTACGTTGAACTCTTCGGACAGCCACCTGAGTTGAT